GGAAGCGAAGTGGTATGCAGCGTGAAGTATTAACAAATGCATCAAAAGCATTAGGTGTACCTGCATACTTCGTACTTCATACAGATGACCTTACAACATTTCATGTACATGATTTAAGCAAGTCATTGGATGAATACACAGCAATGGATGAACCTGCCTACCGTAACTTTTTAAAAAGTCTGTAATACTACTGATGCACCTTGCGATAGCCTTGCTTCCAAAGAAAGCGACCCAGTGCCTCACCTTCAGCATCAACTTTCTCCTCACTCCATTCCGGTTGTATATGGTGCAAGTATTCATGCACTAACACAATCAGATACCGCATAGGTGGCAATGTTGGATCTATCTCAATAATATTATCGCAGTACAATCCATCCGCTTTTTCCCTGCCTAACTTTCTTTGAATAACTTTAGGATGTTGCTTGCGTTTCATCGTGCTATATTTGCAAGGTTAAAGTGTCATAAATGTGTTATGTTATTGATGATTCAAAGAGCCTCCAAACGTGGAGGCTTTTTGTTTATCGAATCTTACCATTCACTATGCGGTAATTGCTCACCTCAAATTCACCTGTATCCATAACCTTTACATGAGCAAAGCCATGATGGTGCTTATTGATGGGCAGATAGTCAGGATGTAACTCGCACAGACAGGCAACACTCCAACACGTTGTGAGCTTACCATTGATGTTAGGTTCAGTATGTTCACTTGCCTGGTGATGATGACCACACAAAGCATTGTCTTTTGCACGTAAAAACAGACCACGTGCGATGTTCACAGGACTAAATACCGATGCTCCTAACTCATGTCCATGCAGTATTGTCAACTTACCTGCGTGTATTACCTGCTTATCCGGTATAAATTCAATATTCAATTCATCCAACTTCATCAAACTTGTAAATGAAAATTCATCCATACCCAACAAGTCAGGTGCATTGCGCATGATGTAGTGATCATATCGTACATCGTGATTGCCACACTTGTAATATATCGCAGCATCTGGGAATAGCTTGCGTAGTGTCGTTAAAAATTGCCGTGTCATTAACACTTCATGCCCAAAGTTTCTTTTGCGTGGGTCTTTTTCAAAACGACTGATAGCATAGAAGTCGATTATATCACCATTTAGCAGTATGGTATTTACGCCATTTTCAAGGCCATACTTTAACGCAAGTGTAAGTGCTGGTATGTTATGATACGGCACGTGGATATCGCTCAATAAAAGGATATCATTGTGATTTATCGGTAGCTTGTATGGTTTGTAATCAGATTCCTGCGAAGGTGGCAGGTCAAAGGTGTTTAGTTCAGGTGCTAACTCATTAACAATATTTTCAAACTCATTCAAGTTAACTTGCAACTTGTTTAAAGTTGTTACAGGCGTAGGTGCTGCATCATCTTTTAACTTCTTCACCTGTACCCATCTTTGGTAATTGCGTTGCAATGTGGATGGTTGGCAGCTTAAACCAAAATCATTGATTGCCTGCAGTACCCTTTTCATTTGTCCACCGGTAGCTGCGTGGATTGCTTCGTAGATGTGATTGTAGTTAGTCATTACACGTCGGTATTTGTTTCGTCTAAGTCGATATCATCACTATCATCTGAACTAAATGCAGATGAAATACTATCTATCAATGTAACCGTGAAAAATGTTTTTACCGAATCAAATGTGCTTTCAATGCTTTTCAATATGCGGTCATAACCCGCACGCATTTCTTCATCAAACTGCCGTAACTCAACAATCAAAATAGCAATAGATGCTATTATCATTCCTATGATGAAGACAATCATTCAACTGTATCTTTCGGTTTGACTATTAGCTTTATCATAAATTTGAAAAAGGCCACACTTGCACCTAAGTATGCAAGCAACTTTGCCAACTCTAAGAAGATAGGTGGTATGTGCATAGTTTGCAAATTAAGACCTTCGAACATCGTGCCCATCATGATGAAACCACTTGATTTTAAAAAGGCCTCACCAGGTCTTGCTAAGTCGACATCAGTTGGATCAAAGTTGAAATGCATTGTAGTAATTGTTATGAAACTTGAAAGTGTGGAAGGTCTTTAAACGATGTCCAGTTACCCCCCCACTCAACTGCTGGATGCTGCTGTTCAATGATGTCGGCAAATGCTTTGAATAACTTAGGTGACCAATCTAACTTACCATCTTTTTTAAATGCAATATCAAATGCCTTCGATGGATAGGCATTGTGCTTACTTCCTTTCTTCAGTTGTGTGACTTTAGGACCGGGCTTTGTTCTACCCTGCGCATAAAGCTCCAACTGTTCTTTTTCGGTACGATGTGTACAAGTTAAGAATGGCTGTGGCAAATCAGGATGCAATTGAGCAAATGCTTTAGACGCATCTACCCATGCAACCTGCAATGCCTCAACACAATCTTCAATCTTTCTACTTGGCATCTGCTTCTTTTTTTAGTTTGCGCTTTTCAATTGCACGAACTATCAAACCAAAAACAATCAAAATCAATTCACGGATGACATCCGCGTTAGTGTTAGGCAGTAACTCTTCCATAGTTGTAGTTGTTTATTATTTGACTTTTGTTTTATCCGATTCCTTCTGTGCAGTAGCGCGAAGCTTCAACGATAGTTCACGCTCATACTTGCGTAACCTTTCAGTATAATCTTGTTTAAGCGTCTTTTTTTCTATCATGGTATACGATTAAGAATGTTTCTGCTGTATGTGGGACGATAACTTATTGAAGTGTTGCCACTGCTGAATTGATAGTTCAAAGTATTTGTCACATCAGTACGAGGTGAGCGGTCAGGCCACGTAGCAGTGGAGTATTCAGGAAACAAACTGCTGTTGGCACATAGGTAATCTACAAGCAAAGTGGTGTAATGCTCTGCATTTTGTCTTGCACGATCTATCATATCCTTCATTACAAGGTCAGATACTGGCTGTGTATCTTCCGATTGACGCTGTACAAGTGTACCATTGTCCAAACGATAGCATAGGTTAGGTGTTACATCCACCATTACCCACCACAGCAAACACTTTTGGATGTAATCTTCTAAAAGTATTTGATAGTTACCCGCAATAGTGCCACCTGCTACATCTGCTTTTATCTTATTCATCAAATCAGTTCCCAAAAATGGAAGTAGCCACTTGTCCTGTGCAAGATATACCGATGGATAAAGTAAGTTAGGGTCAACACTACCATTGATAGTGGTGTACTTCTTTATGTAGTTCTCTGATATTAGTAGTACTTCAGGCATAGTTGTAATTATTGATTACCGTATATAGGATTAGTTGGTAAAAAGCCGTTGTATGGCATATCTTCAGGAAGCTTTGCTACCAATGAGTTATTGCGCACCTTATACCCCATACGTTCAGCAGTTGCAACAGCTATACGTTTTGCATCAGGATCATTAGGATTAATCTTAGCACCTTTGGCATCTACATACACACGCTTTTCCCAAAAGTGCTTACAATTTCCACCGCCTTTGAAAAACCAAACATCATAAGTATCCGCACCTTCAGGTCCCCATCCTGGATTAACTGCTACATTTTCCATTGACACTATATCTTCCTTCCTGTAAAGCTTACCTGCTTCAAGCATCTTCTTGCAGAATGGACGCATATTATCATGCCTAAAGTCACCTGCATAAACGTAACGAGTAATAAAGTATTTGCCTTCAATAATAGCATCCTGCTCACTCTTAGCAGCTGGCCTTGCTGCTCCTGTGCGTACTGCAAACTCATGCTCAATTTCATCATCCGCATTGTATGCATCAATCAATATCCAGTCCTCATTACCATCTTCACCTAATGCTATCAGTGCTTCACCTACTTCGCTGTCATCTACTTTTTTTTTAAAAGCAGATTGAATTACCTCCGTAGGTTGTAAGCTACCGGGCATAACATCTGCAAAGATTGCATCAACAGTTGCCTGTGGTAATGTCGGGAAGGCAGCACCAACAATAGCTTTCGCACTTGTTACAGGTACTGCACCTGCAGCACTCTGCATTACAATGTCAACAAGCGATGCTATCTGCGCACCATTCAATGCCGTTGCAGCTACATCCGCTGTCGTGCCTGTGGCATCTACAACCGCTTCTGCTTGCTCAACTGCAAGTGGCGTGTTCGGTACAATCTCAAAGGTCACACCGGGCAACTGATTGCTTAATAACTCTTCGATACTTGTATTTATCTTTTCTTGATATGGCTCAATCACCTGCTTGTTGAATATCTCAAGACCTGTTGCCATTTCATCTTTGTTGCTACCAAATCCTGATGCCTCGCGAATACCAAATAGAAGTGGTGTAGTTACACGATGCGCAGTAATTATCTTTTGCGTAGCAGTAGTATCCATCAACTGGTACTGCTTATCTGCATCGTTAACAGGGAAAGGTGTGATTTCTGTCTTAGGTTGATCACGTTCGTTAAAGAACATCACCACCTTACCTGCATTCCTTGCACCACTCATTTTGTTTTCCCAGTCCATCATCATCTGCTGCTTCTGTTCAGGTGTTGCCTGTCCATTGTAGAAGTTGATAA